ATAAAGTACATAAGCAGAGCAGACAAGAAGAATCACGAACTAATGGATTTACTAAAAGCTAAAGACTATCTCGAAAGAGAAATAGAATATGTACGAAAACGAGGGACTAAAGAATGATATAATATATCAATTTTACTACATCACATTATACGACTACGAGAAAGGAACTGAATTAGACGAATTAAGAATTATCTTATACGACTATGAAGACAAAGAAATGTACTTAGAATGTGAAGGAATTAAATTAGCAATAGAACAAATAGAATTTTTACAATTAATAGAAACAATAATATATGAGAACATCAGAGATTAAAGATTTAGTAGAGGGAGAATTAGGCTACAGAATAGACAAGAATTCAAGAGAAAGACACATAGTCTATGGAAGAGCAATATACTTTAGAATATGTAAAGACAGAACAAACTTATCTTTGCAAAGAATAGGAGAAACACTAAACGTACACCACGCAACAGTATTACACGCATTAAGAAATATATTCCCATCTTTTGAAATGTACAATCCTAAATATATGGATATATACAATAGAATAATAGAAACAGAAGAATATATACCTAAATACAAAAAACTAAAGATACTACAAGAACAACATAGAAAATTAGAAACAAGATTTAGATTCTTAAAAGAATTAAAAATAGACCCTAAATTAAAACCTATTCTACAAACAATACAAGAGCTACCAGAAGAGAAATTCTATGAAGCAGAGAAGAGAATAAAAGGAGTACTTGATAGACTTCAAGAATACTGTGAATAACAATATTAAAGATATTACGTTATATAAAAAATAATTGAACTCAAAGTTTTTCAAATATGGATGGAAGAAAAAATAACGGAGGACATTCTAACGGAGGAAGAAAGCCTAAAGCAGAAGAAGTAAAGTTAATAGAAAGATTAACACCATTAGAACCTCAAGCATACGCAGCACTAAAAAAAGGAATAGAGCGAGGAGAGTTTAAGTTTATACAAATGTTCTATCATTACTATGCTGGTAAACCAAGAGAAACAAAAGACATCACATTAAATACTGAACAACCTTTATTTAATATTGTTGATTAATGTTTGTAGTAACAACTGCAATTAAAAAACTTCTTAAACTTAAGAAAAGAAAAAAGATAGTTCAAGGTGGTACATCAGCTGGTAAAACATTTGGTATACTGCCTATCCTCATAGATAGGGCTATAAGAACTCCTAACGTAGAAATAAGCGTAGTTAGTGAGAGTATACCACATTTGCGTAGAGGTGCTTTAAAAGACTTCCTAAAGATTATGATGATGACCAATCGTTATAATGATATGCAATATAATAAGTCAATGCTTAAGTATAAGTTTGCAAACGGAAGTTACATAGAGTTCTTTAGTGTTGAATCAGCAGACAAGTTAAGAGGAGCAAGAAGACACACGCTATATGTAAACGAAGCTAACAACATTCCTTACGAAGCATACAACCAATTAGCAATAAGAACATCTGGCGATATATGGATTGACTTTAACCCAACCTCATCATTCTGGGCGCATACAGAACTACAAGGCAAAGATGATGCAGACTTTATAAAGCTTACGTATTTAGACAACGAAGCATTACCAGACACAATAATAAACGACATAGAGAAAGCTAAAGAAAAAGCAAAGACATCTACATATTGGAATAACTGGTGGAATGTATACGGACTTGGAGAGATAGGAAGTTTAGAGGGTGCTTGTATAAAAGATTGGAAACCTATTGATTTACCTGACGAGGCAAGACTACTTTGTTATGGTATGGATTTTGGTTATACTAATGACCCTTCAACTTTAATAGCACTTTATAAATATAACAACTCATATATCTTTGATGAGGTCATCTATCAAAAAGGTTTACTTAATAGTCAGATAAGCAACTTACTTAAAACACACGAAGCTAAAGAAATCATATATGCAGATTCAGCAGAGCCAAAGAGTATTGCAGAATTATCAAGCTATGGTCATTTAGTAATGCCAGTAAAGAAAGGTAAAGACTCAATAGTATACGGAATAAACCTCATCAACCAAAATGAAATCTACATAACTAATAGAAGTCATAACTTAATCAAAGAACTACAGAACTACATTTGGTTAAAGAACAAAGAAGGCGAAACACTTAACAAACCTATAGATGCTTTCAATCATTGTATAGATGCGATGAGGTATGCGCTCACTTCACAATTAGAGAATCCTAACAAAGGACAATACTATATATATTAAAAAAGTTATTAATAATTTTGTTAATTAAATAAATAGTTATATATTGCATCAAAACAATAACTATGAAAAAAATTAAACATTACTTGACATTAGCTTTGTTCTCATTTATATTATTAATAGGAACAGTATTATTCTTATCATTAGAATCTATTATACACAACTTAATATTTTAATTATGGATGAGATAGAAATTAAAGACGGAAAGATTACAATTACTAAAGACAACAAGCAAGAAGTATATACACTAAAGGAATATGCAGATATGATATATTACAAAAGACTTTATAAAAGAATATATCAAGTACTTGTTATGATAGGTGTTTTGTTTATACCAGCTATACTTATCTATTTATTTAAATGACAAGAAACGTAAGAGAAGCTATGAGTTGGTGTTTTAAGAATGACATTAAGGTAATAGTAAAACCACTAACAAGAACAAGAAGACCAGACGTTAAATTAGAAATACATAGAGAGGGTAGAATACAAACAGGAAAAGAAATATATAGACAAGATAAAAAGTTAGGAGATAAGATACAAGAATTGTACTTATACTTATATGATACATTAAGATAGTTTTTTGATTTGTTAGTTTAGGAAAGAGGGTTGCTTTATACAAAGTAATCCTTTTTTCGTTTTATAAAAAACACTTTATGCAAGTTGAGATTACTATACCAAGTTCACTAAAAGAAGTTAAGTTAAAAGACTATCAATCTTTATTATTAATAGATAAACCTAATGATGAGGATTTACTTAAATGTATACTTAATGTAAATTCAAAAGAACTCGGAAAGATAAGAGACAAAGACGTTGTATCTTTAAAAGCACATATCAATAAACTATTTGATAAAGAACACGAGTTTATCCCTACGTTTAATTTAAATGGTATTGCTTATGGTTTTATACCAAGCCTTGATGATATTACCTATGGAGAAAATAAAGACGTTACAAGCTATATAAATGATTGGGGTAATATGCATAAAGCTATGGCAGTTTTATTTAGACCTATTAAATTAAAAAAGAATAATAAGTACATAATAGAAGAATACGAGGGTAGCCATAAATATAGTGAGACAATGAAACAAATGCCTTTAGATGTTGTCTTAGGTGCTATGGTTTTTTTTTACAATTTAACGAACGAATTGCTGAAATATATGCCGAGCTGTTTGGAAAAACAGATAAACAAGGAACAGATGAAAGGTCTAATTTCTCCAGAAAATGGGGAAGCTATTCAGAGCTATATGCTCTTGCTCAAGGAGACATTACACGATTTAAGACTGTTGCGAGATTACCCTTACATCAATGCTTAATGTATTTGGCATTTGAAAAAGAAAAGGCAGAATTTGAATCAAGAATAATAAAAAGAAAAATAATATAATATGCAAGGATTTTATAACCTATCCAACAAGATAAGAGAAACACTACAATTAGACCAATTTGTAAATACAGTTACTTATGGAGATATATTCGAAGTAGATTTAAACAAACAAACAATATTTCCATTATCTCACTTTATGGTAAATAATGCAACTATGCAAAGCAATGTGTGGAACTTTAGCATTTCGTTATTATGTATGGATATAGTAGATGAAAGTAAAAACTTTGCTGAGGGAATACCAGATGAATTTAGAGGAAACAATAATGAACAAGATGTATTTAACACACAACTTGCAGTAGCTAATAGACTACTTGAATTATTATTAAGAGGAGAGTTATATGTAGATAAATATCAATTAGACGGCAATCCTTCATTAGAACCTTTTGTAGATAGATTTGATAATAAGTTAGCTGGATGGACTGTAACGTTTAACGTTTTAATTCCTAATGATATGACTATATGTTAAAAGAATTATCAGAAGAGTTTAGAAAGTTTGGTAAGTATGTTGTTCAGCAATCAAGAACAAACTTAACTAAAGGAGGAGATAATGTATCTAAACAATTATATAATAGTATAAAATATGAGTTGACATCAAAGAATGATGTATATAATCTTTCTTTAATTATGGAAGATTACGGTATGTTCCTTGACAAAGGTGTTAGAGGTGCAAATCCAAGTTTAGTTAAAAACGGAAAACAAAAAGGAGGTAATAGTCCTTATAGTTATAAAAGTAAAATGCCTCCTATGGCTGACATTAGAATGTGGGCTAAGATGAGGAACATAAGATTGAGAGATGAGAAAGGTAGATTTAAAAAAGGTAATTATACAACAATAGCTTTTATATTACAAAAAAGAATATTTGCACAAGGTATAAGACCAACTATGTTTTTTACTAAACCTTTTCAAAGAGCATTAAAAATTTATGTTCCTTTATTACAAGATGCATATGCAGAAGATATAGAGCAAATTATAGAAGATAATATAAAAACAGCAAAGAATTAAACAATGGCAAAAATTAATGTAAGAAGTCCTTACTTCATAAACCTATCAACAACTAACCTAACAAGTGCTACACTTGAGATACAAATCTATATAGGTGCAGTCAATACTTCTTGGCAGAGTAGCCCACAATACACACTAACCTCAACAGCTGTAGGAGCAAAGGTAAACTTTGAAATAGCAGAATTAATTAAGGATTATATACCAGCAGCATTTAATGGTACATATCCAAATTCATCTACAGCAAGTGATGATGATTATACAACTGTTTATGTTGATTATAAAACCACAGAAACTTTATCTGTTGGAAGTCCTGTTGTTACTGAAGTATTAGGAGTAAGAGCATTTTATGGTTATGGTTATTTTGAAGATGGTGTTAACCCTCAACTATTGCAAGGCTACTTACAGTCTAACACTACAATATTAAAGTCTGATGATGATGCTTTAAGAATACCTATAGATAATGAGAATACAACATCTGTTGCTTTCTTTTATAACAATGAACAAATATACTCTTGGACACCAGGAGTTAATTTAAAAATACAAGACCAAATACAATATGTAAGTACAGCATCAGCAGATGTAGATAACTATAGAGAAAGAGTAGAGGCATCAGGAGGTACGTTTGAAGATAATGCTTGTATACAAAGTTTTTTAAGAAACGAAACTATATATCCTGTTGATGAAGTTATAATAGATGGTGTTGAGGGTATTACTGTTTTAAGAGTTGAGAATATACAAGAATGTAAATACACTCCTTATAAACTAACCTTTATAAATAAGTTTGGTGTATATCAAGACATATACTTCTTTAAGAACTCTAAACTTGCAATGAGCACAAATGAAGAAATGTATAAGTCTAACATACTAACAAATGGAACATACAATACTTATGATGCTCAAAAGAAATTACTTACTAAAAACGGAAACCAAAGACTAACTTTAAATAGTGGTTATTATCCAGAGAGTAACAACGAAGTATTTAGACAACTATTTTTAAGTGAGAAAGTTTGGATAGAATATAAAAGTAAAACATTAGGGGTAACAATAGAATCTAAAAATATAGATTATAAAACAAGCTTAACAGATAGCTTAATAAACTATACAGTAGATTTAAGTTTCGCCTTTGATACAATAAACAACATAAGATAAATGCAAGTAGTAGAACTATATATAAGCGATACAAGAGTAGATTTATTTAAAGATGAAAGTGTAACTATTACAGACACTATTACTAATGCTAAAGATGTAGCAAAAGTCTTTACTGCATTTAGTCAGCAATTTAGTTTACCAGCATCCTCTACTAATAATAAAATATTTAAGCATTATTATAACTATGATATTACAAATGGTTTTGATGCAAGAATAAGAGTTTCTGCTATACTAAAATTAAATGG